TGCAATCTGGTATACTTGTTCTAAGGGCAACGTGGCAGGGAAGTGATCAACAATTGACCTCGTACCGGCTCGCACATTTGGCACATCTACCATCCATCCCCCATGGATGCCTGCCACGTTCCCACCTCTTACTCATCCGTTGTATTGATACTACGATAATAGGGGTGAAGAACATGGAACAATTCGATCAAACCAAAGCCCGCCTCAAGCGCATTCTCCGGCGTTGTGGCTGGACCATCCACCTGCGCAAGACACCATCAGGCTGCTATGCTGGAGCTGCCAAACGTGGTCCAGACGGTGCCTGGAACTGGCAATACATCGGTGCATTGCACCGACTGGATGATATGGAAACAGGCCAGATCGTCGCGGTGTTGCCACCCGTGGCGTGATTTGGGGCATTTTTACCCAACAGATTTAACCTCGACAATTGACGTAGGCATATCCATGCCCGTATGATTGGATTAGCCACCTGCCGGTGTGTGGAAATGTAGCTAGTGATGCGTGCGTCCGGGTGCCAGGCTGGTAGGTGGTGAGACCCAACTTCCACACATTGCCCCCTAGAGTGAGTGAGCCCATGAACCAGAAACAGCTCCTGCGCAAACTAGAGACCGCACAGGCCACACGTCGCATCTGGATTGACGAGCAGGCCGAGCCGTTCCCGTTGGTTGCCTGTTGGTGTTCGGCCACGATGGAGTTGGACTATGAGCAGGGGTATGAGCTCATGACGCAGAGGCTGAGTAGTTGGCTCAATAGCCATGCTGATTGTGAGCCGAAAGAAGAGGAGCAAGCCTCGTGAAAGAATATCACAAGATACAGACGATCTTTAAGCGGGATATGACTAGCAAGAAAGCTCCTATCATTCTGGGCTCCTACTCCCTGCCAGAATTTGAATACCTCAAGGATAATACCTGGGTCTTCACTGAGAAGGTGGATGGCACCAATGTTCGGGTGATATGGAACGGGGAGAAGGTGACGTTTGGCGGTAAGACTGACAACGCTCAGATGCCTATCTTCCTGCTTCACAAGCTACAAGCCCTCTTTGAGAGTGATACAGCTAAACAGAGCTTTATCCATCAGTTCGGTGAAGGAGACGTGGAAGTGTGCCTCTACGGTGAAGGGTATGGAGCAAAGATACAGAAGGGTGGGGGAAACTATATTTTAGGTGGTGTAGACTTCGTACTCTTTGATGTCAAGGTGGGTGATTGGTGGCTACAGCGTGAAGCCGTGGAGGAAATAGCCAGTCTGTTTGATATCGGTGTCGTGCCTATTCTTGGAGAGGGAACGCTACAGGACGCAGTGGAACTAGCGAGAAAAGGGTTTCATTCTCAGTGGGGTAACTTTCTAGCTGAAGGGCTGGTGCTTCGTCCAAAGACTGAACTACGAACACGGGGAGGACATCGGCTTATCACTAAGATTAAGCATAGCGACTTCCAAGAGGAGCGGGCCTCGTGAGACGCTTTACCTTTATGTGGACACCAGACAATGTTTATCATCCCGGGGTCTTGCCGTTTGTGGTAAAGGGCGTCCTTTTTGTTGAGTCTGGGGAAGTTGCCGCCGATTGGCAAACGGAAGGCGTCAATGTTGGTATCACCTGCTATAACAGCATCAATTCGATGTACTACCAACTCAATGAGTTCGGTACTTGTGGTGATATTCAGTGGCTAGATCCAGAGGTGAGCAAGTGACTGATTTTCTCGCATACATCTTCATCACCGCTCTCCTCCTTGTCTCGCTCTTCGTCGTATGTGTCGTGGTGGTGGCTCTCAGGTGCCGCTCCCACGATGCGTACGTGCCATCACCAGAGAGCAGGGTAACACCATTGGGTTACTACTCAGCACAACAGCACAGACGTGTTACACAAGGTATGCCAGGGAGCAGATCGTATGTGCCGTACATCGAGGAGGCAGAGACGGTGAAGGTGAGGGCGAATCATGATTAGTCCATTTATCAGCGACCTCGCAACAAAGCTCCTGATATGGGGTATCGTTATCCATCTTTTTGCTGACTGGATTCTCCAAAATGACTGGATGGCACGCTATAAGTCGTCCTTGAAACATCCTGCTTCGTGGATACACAGTGGTATCCATTTCTTAGGCTTATTGCTCATTTTCCCCATTTGGATGGCTGTCATTATCGCTGTTATCCATCTGCTGATTGATACCCGTGTACCGCTTCAATGGTGGAGGAAAGTCTATCGACAGACCCGCGAAGGTGATGTAGCTTTGCACGTGGCGATGTGGGGAGATCAGGTGAGCCATATTGTAGTGATTGCTCTAGCGGCATTCGTGATAGGGAGAATAGCGTGATTAAGAAGGGTGCGAAACTTCATGCACAGCGCATACCGATTGAATGCCTGCAAGTGAAGATCCATGGTCAGAGATACAGCGAGCGACTAAGTAGCTATATTGCCGTCATGCGTGATTACCCAGAGAATGATATCCTCCTGCATGTCGCGCCATCGGACAGCCATCCGGGCATGTACTGTATTCTGGACGGGCATCACCGCTATATTGCAAGCATTATGACGGGCCGGATTGATGCGCTCTGCATTGTGATCGAGGAGCCTGCGCAATGAGCGATGAGAAATGGAGCGAGATACGAGCGGATTATGAGAGTGGCGCGTCTCTGCGCACGTTGGCAGCGAAATACAATGTCAGCAAGTCCATGATAGGGGAACGGAAGCACAAAGAGCAGTGGACAGAGTTAAAGAGCGAACGGACACCTTTGAATAACGAGGGAATAATAAATCGTGACGTGAATGCAGCGTCCAGAGTGGCTATGGCTGTCCGGTTGCGAGCAAAGAAACTGACCTTCGATCAGATTGCTAAAGAGTGTGGCTATGCGAGTCCGGGCGCATGTCGCAATGCCATACAAAGAGAGTTACAGCGTACAATCACCACGAGCGTAGAAGAGCTGCGCCGTGAAGAATTGCTCATCCTGAATATCCTGCATGGCGAAATGTGGGACATGGCGCTAGACAAAGGCAACCTCTACCGCACGTTTGCCGTTGATCGTGTTCTCGCTATCTCTGAGTCACGTAGAAAACTGATGGGACTAGACATCAAGCCTGATGATGCCATTGCAGCAAATATGGTGGTAGTGCGCGAGGTGCCGAACGGATATCTGGGGCAAACAATAGAGGCAAAGAATGGCTAGAGTTGCGCTAGAAGCCAATGTATGGTATAATCTGAACAGAAATATTGTGATGTTAGCGGGTACTAGGCATACACCGCTAACATTAGTGGCACATCTGAGCTTGAAACGGAGATGCACCATGGATACTTTATCACCTCATGCCGATAATGGCAATATCCCCGAAGGCCATAAGTGGTGTAACAAGGGCCAGCATAGCTTACCCGCAACTTTAGAATTCTTTGGTTATTGCAAGCCTTACAGGGGGCGTAAGGCTAGATTGAAGTCGATTTGCAGACAATGCAAAATCGAGATGGATAAGGGCTATAATGCAACTCATCGTGAGGAACGCAAACAATATAGGGCAAGCCGCAAGGAAGAAGATAAGCTCTATATGGCACAATGGCGTCAAGAGCATCATGAAGAACTAAAGCAGTATGATGCAAATTATCGCAGTGAACATCAGGAGCAATCGAGCAGGCAACATAAGATTTATTGTGATCAGTACTACAAGACCGATCGCGGCCGCGTTCAGATGCGCGTATCTTCAGGCAATCGCAGAGCCCGTAAGCGTAATGCAGCAGGCACACATACCACGGATGAACTACATCAACAATACCAGAGGCAAAAGGGCAAGTGCTACTACTGCCATAAGAAGCTAGGTAAAGAAAGAAAGAGTTGGGTTGCAGAGCATGTAATCCCTCTGAGTAGGGGCGGAAGCAATTCCATTGATAATATCGTTATTGCGTGTATTCCCTGTAACCTACGTAAAGGCTCCAAACTTCCTCACGAGTGGGTAGATGGAGGCAGATTATTGTGATTGCTTCGCCCATTCAAGAGGTAAGAATACCCGCCCCTGAGTTACGTGGTGTGGCTTTTGAACTTGGTTCTAATCGCGATATCGAGGTCTGTCTTGATGGGCCTGCCGGTACTGGCAAAACATACGCGGCATTATACAAGATACACACGTTGCTCCTAAAGCACCCAGGAGCAAAGGCGCTTGTTGCAAGAAAAACAAATACCGCTCTCGCTGGCTCCGCTATTGCTACATACCGTGAAATGCTTGATCCCAACGAGGGAGTAACCTATTTCGGGGGCAATAAGATCAAGCCTGCTGCCTTTGAATATCCCAACGGTTCTATGTTGATCGTGAACGGTCTGGATAAGCGCGAAAAGATCAAATCGTGGGAATTTGATATTGCTTACATCAATGAGGCAACTGAGTGCGAAGAGGATGATGTCCAGTACGTCCGTTCTCGCTTGCGCCATGGCAAGATCGGCTATCACCAGCTCATTATGGACTGTAATCCTGATGCGCCTGAACACTGGCTCAACTTGCGCATGATCGAAGGGGTTACAGTCCGTCTTATCTCAAAGCATGAGGATAACCCACGCTACTTTGACCGCAAGACAAATACCTGGACACCTGAAGGATACGACTATATCTTCGTGACGCTTGCGGGACTAACAGGCGTTCTCTTTGATCGGTTGCGTTGGGGTATTTGGGCTGCTGCACACGGTATCGTCTACCAGGAGACATGGGATAGGAAGAGGAATGTGGTAGATTGTTTTCCCATTCCGAAAGAATACCCGCGTTACCTCGGGGTTGACTTCGGTTTTACCAATCCATTTGTATGTAAATGGTATGCGATGGACTCGGACGGGCGGCTCTATGTGTATCGCGAATTGTATCGCACGAAGCGCTTAGTGGAGGATCACGCCGTTGATATTGCGCTTGCATCAGGTTGGTACCACTTACTTCCCAAAGATCACGAGAAATATAAGGAGAGGCCAGCAGAGTGGGCAGACCCGTTACCACGTGAGGTGATCTGTGATACAGATGCCGAAGACCGTCATACGCTGGAAAAGCATTTAGGCTTGTTCACCACACCTGCTCATAAAACGGTGTCCGATGGTATTCAAGCCGTTGCTGCTCGTTTACGTCCTGCCGGTGATGGCAAACCACGCCTTTTGTATTTTCGTGATTGCCTGGTGGAGCGCGACCCCGAACTAGCTAAACTGAAAAAGCCCACGTCATCACTCGGAGAGTTTAACCTGTACATCTGGGATACACGACAAGGCTTGAAAAAAGGTGATCAACCTGTGAAAGAGTATGATCATGGGATGGACGTAGATCGGTACGTAGTCGCATCCTTTGATTTGCAACCGAGCGGTGTCAGCTATTTTAAAGACATCTGGAATAGATAACAGAGGGAAGGTAGGAGGGACGATATGACGCAAGCACCCGCACAACAACCGCAAGACCTGGCAAGCAGCTTCTTCTCACAACAAGCGCTTGCTCAGGCACCCATACCGCAAGCCGACCAGGAGCGCAAGCAACGCATGCGTGAAGCGTGGAAGAGCTACCGTGGGGAATTCCAGGACCCCCTCAAAGTGGGCAAAAACCAACCCAACGATAATGTGAAGAGCAACCGCTGTGCTCCCATCGTGGACAAAGGCGTGTCATTCCTCTTCGGTCAAGTCCTCAAGATCGAATGTACCGATGAGACAGCAAAAGACAGCACCACACCTGAGAGCGAGCCGGCACCCAAGAAACCATCTCCACAACAGGAGTACATCGATGGTCTGTGGGGAGACGATGACGACAAAATGACGCTCCTCTCCAAGCTTGCTACCAATGGCGCGGTGTGTGGGCAAGCCTTCATCAAGCTCATACCCGCGCAAGGAGAGATGCAATTCCCCCGGCTGGTGGTGATGGACCCATTGCTGGTCCGCATTGTCACCCCTCCTGATGACTGTGAGCTTATCCTGGCCTTCGTGATCGAGTATCCCGGCGTCGATGATTGGCAGAAGCGCCAAATCATTGCTCGTGTCGATCTCAACGGCAGCCTGGAAACCTGGGGCAATGATGACCCGGATGATACGTGGACGATCACCAACTACGTGCGCAAAGGGCAAACAGGTGTGTGGATGCAGGTTGGCACGCCCGAAGTGTGGCCGTATCCATTCGCGCCTATCTTCACCTGTCAGAACCTGCCCAACCCTAACGAGCCGTGGGGCGTGCCTGACCTCACCCCTGATATCATCGGCATGAACAAAGTGTACAACTTCGTGCAGTCGAACACGAGCAGGATTATCAAGTATCACGCCCATCCAAAGACGTGGGCAAAAGGCGTCAATGCCGCACAAATCCAGATAGGCGTGGATGACGTGATTGTGCTCGGCTCTCCTGATGCGCAAATAGGGATGCTCGAGCTCACCAGCAACCTGCAAAGCTCGCTTGACTTTGCCAGTGTGTTGCGTGCTGATATGGATGAGCAATCGCGTGTCCCAGCCGTCGCACTTGGCAGACTCGAAGCTTTGCCCAAGGGCAATATCAGTGGCGTGGCCTTGCAGTTGTTGTTCCAGCCACTCATGGAAAAGACCATGATGAAGCAGAGAGGGTATGGGCAGCTCATTCGTGCCGTAAGTAGGGCGGCACTCGTCCTTGCCGGGCTTCTCATCATAGAGCAGTATGAGAAGTATGCGATTGGACTTCACTGGCAGAGCTTGCTACCAGCAGATGATCTCCAGTCCGCACAGGTGGCACAAATACTGCTTGCAGTCGGTGTGAGTAAGGCGACCGTGATGCAGACTCTTGGCTACGATCCTGTTGAGGAGGCAAAGAAGAAAGCCAAAGAAGACGCTGAGAGCATGAAGCAAGCACAGAGCATGGCCCCCATAATGGGCCAGCAACCGCAACCCGGCCAGCAGTTCCCACCGCCAGCACCAGGACAACCAGCAGCGAGTGGAGGGAAGCTGTGAGCGAAGGCCAGCACCAGGTGATTACTACCATCTCTGAGATTACTGCTATATTCATTCGTTGCGTATGTGGTGAGCAAGTTATTCTCAAGAGACGTTCGCTTGAGTCTACCATGAGTGGCGTATTTTGCCGGAAATGTGACGAGCAATACTGGATACGTTGGAGTGAGGGCGTGTTGAACAGAGGATTCGTTTCTCACGAGGAGTTGGCCAGCGCAAGGAGGACCGAAATGATGGAAGAATATACCGATGAGCAGACTGGCATGCGCCTTACCGTTGAGTGTGACTATGAGCGTGACTACCCTGTAGAGCCGAGGATAACAGTGGTTGCCCCTGAAGGATGCACGCTTTCGACTGAGGAAGTGAATGCGGCCATACGCCGGTTGGTGGCTATGGCGGGATTTGGGCGCGAACCAGGGCAAGCACCACCACAAGGAGGGAAGCTGTGATAGATCAAGAAGTTTACAATGCGTATGCAGGTGCTATCACAATAGAAGCGTTGCTTTATGAGAATTTTGATGACAAACCACAGTGGAAGCAGGTTAAAATCAAAAACCTGCGTATAAGTATGGATGGTGTTGAAAGCGTCCATTTGATGATCTTAGAAAATGGTTGGCCTACTCCCTGGGATGTTGACGTAAAAAAAGAAAAGTTTGCTACCGATCTAAGAGAAGTACAAAAAACGGTAGAGGGCTCCATTGCCCGTCCAATCACCGATGAGGGGAGATTACTGAAGTGACCATGGATGAACTCTACAAGCGGCGTATCCGCATTGAAAGCCCATCTGACAAGCTCACTGGTCGTAGTATCCATGTCACCGACTTGGAAACAGGCGAAGAAATCACGAACATATCTAGTATGAGGATTTACCTCTCAGCCAGGGGAATGAGCCATGCGAAGGTGACGTACTACAAGTATGAGAACGGCAAAATAGCCACGAAAGACGGTGATCCGATTATCAAGACAAACACGCTAGATAATCCTGAGATTGCCATCTCAGCACTAGAACAATTTGGAGGTGATGAACTATGACCACAGCACTCACCGACCTGGTACACCAACGACGCACCGACACCTCAGTCGCCAGGCAAGCCAACGCTGCACTGTACGAGCAGTTACTGAGTGAGACCGCCCAGCTTGCACATGGCACACCACAGATGGCGCAAGACGTGCTCCACCAGGTGTGCGTGGAACGCGGTGAGGCACCCATGACGGTGCTAGCCCTCGTGCATGACTTCCTGGAGATGTTCCAAGCGTTCCAACAGCACGAGGCAGAGCCTGAGCCACCCGAGGAGTCTCCCTACGTGATGAGGAGTGAATGATGTTTCCACCGTGGGTGATTGATATGATGCATGAACACAACGTACGTGAGGCCAAACGGAGCCTTGAGGCGCATGTGCAGTTTCTGGAGGAAACGAAGATGAGCGAGACGGAGCATGACGGCAAGCTTGACGAGTACGATGATTATAGGGTGACTCTTGATGAAAATAGACAGGTAGTTGTGAGTGATGGCCACGATGCGCACATTTATCTTGATGCCAAACAAGCCCTCTCGCTCCTTGCCTGGTTAGAGCAAGAGAAGGGCAAGCTAGAGCAGAGGGCTATGGAGCAAGGATGAGAACGCTTGATCTTATCGAAGAGCACATCAAGAAAGAGGAAGCCAAGCGCAAACTCAAAGCCACGTTTCCCACGATTGCGACCGTTCACGAGATACACGAAGGGCCAAATCGTGCTGAGAGACGGGCAATGAAGAAGGGGAAGTAAGCCTATGCTTTGCCCACACGGTACCGACGCCTGTACCCCCTGTGAGATATGCTACCCTGATCTGTACGCGCAACAGATGAGGAATGCAGACCACATCAGGGACATGTTACGACAAAGAGAAGAAACCAGCAGAAATGAAAGGAACGAACATGCCACCATACGAATTAGACACAACGCCAACACAACCAGAGTCACTTCCCGGCCTCATTGAGGGAAGAAACGTACATTACGTTGCCTACAACGGGCGGCATCTAGCCGCTCTGGTGATTGGACACGATGGAAGCCAGAGCTACAGCAAGGCAGACCTGGCAGTATTCACCAACATGTCCAACGTGAACGGGGTCAAGAACTTCGGTTTACAGTTTCATCAAGACATCGAATACAGCGAGACACCGAAGCCGGGTACTTATCACTTTATCGAGAAAGCATGAAGAAGAAGGGCAAGTGAGCAAGCATTCTCAGATGATGGAATGGCAGACATACGTGACTGTTTATCACGTGCCTGAAAGGGTGTGCTGGTTCGAGTCCAGCTCTGAGAGCCATTTACCCAACGAATTATCCAACATATGTCCATGAAATTATTGACAAAGTAGAGGAAGAATAGGTATAATGGAACCAACAACCACATCAGGCGACCCCCAGGCGGGCGACCCTGAGAGCGATCCACAGCCCCAGGCGGGCACCACACCACAGACAGAACCCCAGGCGGGTGACAGTCAGATATCCCTGGATGAAGCCAAGAAGCTACGCCAGGAAGCCAACAGCTTACGCCAGCGTCTTCGGAGTGCCGAAGCCAAAGCCAAAGAGTTCGACGACTTCAAGGCACAGCAGGATCAGCAGAACCAAACTGAACTGGAGAAAACCCAGAAGAGAGCAGCAGATGCTGAAAAGGCTCGTGATGAAGCCCTACGCGCCCAACAGGAGTTGAGAATGAGCAACGCTGTCACACTTGCCGCGGGAAGGCTCAATTTCAACGATCCTGATGACGGCATGCGCTACATCAAGACGGCTGATCTGGAAGATGATCTTTCCAACGTCGGCGACCTGCTGAAGCAAGTGCTCAAAGAGCGACCCTACCTGGCAGCAGGCAAGGGTCAAGCCGTGCAGACCAGTGGCGGCGCAACCAACCCAAGTCGATCACAGAGTACGGCACCGCAAGTGCTGTCCTGGGATGTCATTAGCAGGATGATGCCGCAAGAATATGAAGCCCGGCGCGGTGAAATCCAGAAGTACATCGCAGAACATCCGTTCCGCTACGGGCAACGATAACCATTTAAATTATTGTCTTTTGTACCTTGACTTGAGGGCCTTTCGAGAGACCTTGAGGTGAGGGTGATAGGAGGACACTACAATTAGCCTCAACAACTTTATCCCGCAGATGTGGGCCGATACGTTACTGCCTGCATTGCGGGCAAATCTCGTCTATGGCAATCTGTTCAATGACGACTATGAAGGCACCATATCCCGCATGGGAGATACAGTGAAGATCAACGCCATTGGCGATGTCTCCATTAACAACTACACCAAAGATACCGACCTCAATTCCCCGCAAGCGTTAACAGACGCACAAGCTATGCTCACCATAAGCCAGGCGAAGTACTATAATTTTGAGGTGGATGATGTAGATCAGGCACAGTCACAACCCAAGGTCATGGGCGAGGCCATGAGTTGGGCAGCCTACGAACTGGCGAATACGATGGATGTCTACTTCGCTGGTTTCTATACCGATGCCACCAACAACATTGGTTCGTCAGGCTCACCAACGACCCCTACGCTTGCTACTGCTACCTCGACTGGTGTGGGTGCTGGCACGACTGTGTATGACTACCTCGTGGTGTTGAACCAGAAACTGACCGAGAACAAAGTACCCAAGCAAGGCCGGTGGTGCGTCGTCCCTCCCTGGATTACCACATTGCTCATTCAGGACATCCGCTTCACCTCATTCAACACACCTGATGCACGCCTGACTATCCAGAGCGGCAAACTTGACGCCTCTGGTGGCTCTATCAGTGATGCGTACCTGGGCAAGATTTCAAGCATGGATGTGTACGAGTCGATCAATGCGCCCCACCTCGCTGGCACGGTTGGCATCACAGGTAGCACAGATGTCGTCATGGCTGGACACACAATGAGCCTGACCAAAGCCGAGGGGCTGAACAAGGTAGAAGCGTACCGGCCACCGTACCGCTTTGCCGATGCCGTCAAGGGGCTGGCACTCTACGGTGCCAAGACCATCCGCCCGTATGCCCTGGCTGCGGCCTACCTGGTGCACCCATAGTCTCGTGAAAGAAGGAACAAGACCATGACCAATAGAACAGCTCTCACACCCAAGGTGCTGGCAGGGAACACGGCCATTGTCAACATGCTCAACGATGGCACCAACTTTACGGCCGTGGATAACACCAACGGGATGTCCGTTGCCATCACGACCACTGGTATGCCTGCCGGTGCTAACATTGACCGCTTAATCCTGCTTGTGCTTAACACCAACGGCACGGGCCGTACGGTGACCGTGCGCGGTGCTACCTCTGATGGAGGACTCACCAAAACGGGTGCAGGCGTAGGAAGTGGTCCGGCCTTTACCTATCCTGGTTTCACAGGTGGCAAAGGTGACTTCACCACAGCGGCCCTAACCGGCACTACTGGACTTGGCATCATCGGGCCGTTTGAGGTAGCTAGATTTTTGCAACCTGATGGAACGATTTCGGTGGACTTTTCGGGCGCGACCGGCTTCGTAGCCGCCATCTTGCTTCCTAAGTCATTCTGATGCATGTGGATTAAGCATTCCAATGGAAACGTGGTTCTCGTGCTGCATGACGCCCACATTACCCGCCTTCTTGGTGAAGGCGGCGTGGAAGTGCAGGACCCACGAGAGCCACACACAGACGAGGTAGCCAATGCCACTAGCGTTACTCAGACAAAGCATGTCAGACCTGATAGCGGAAGTGCGCACCATGATCAACGATCCAGGCGGCGAAAGCCAGCAGTTCAGTGATCTGGAAGTGCAATTTCGCTTGGATGACAATCGTAACGACGTACGTTATGAGAGCTTGCAGATTGCACCATCCATTGTGAATACGGCTAGCACGAACAACCAGGCGTCCACCATCTTTGCCGACTACTACAGTCAGTACCAGTGGTTTGAACAAGACGTGATACTGCAAGGACAAGGCAGCAGTGGGCAAGCCTGGATTGTGCTAACACCGTTGGAGAGTAACTACATCGTGGGACACTTCCGCTTTGAGTTGAATGTATTCACGAACGGTACCGTGCCGGGTCAAATGCCTCCCGTCTTTCTTACTGGAAAGTGTTACGACTGCAACGCGGCGGCGGCGGACCTGCTGGAATACTGGGCGGCAACGTATGCAAGACGATTTGACTTTAGCTCAGATGGGCAATCGTTCAGGGTGACGCAAGCCAGGGACGGCCTCTTAAAGCAGGCTGATTACTTCCGCAGGCAGGCAAAACCAAAGGTAGCCAAACTGACTCGTACTGACGTGATGCCTGAAATCAGTAGTACCAGGATGAGATTGTTGGACGCTGAGGGCACAGTGAAGGGATGGTAACGCATGCTGAATGCCGCAGAGATAGCTAGTATGACCGATGTGGTGGCAGGCTCTCTTGATGTATCCCTGCCTTTTTATCACAATCCAAAGGGACCGGATACCTATGGACATACAACGGACACGAGCACAAACCTCGTTGGCACCTTTCCAGTCAATGTCATCAAGCCGAGTGCCACGCAATTGCAGATTTATGCTGATATTATCGGTTCACAGACTGCACTCATGCTCCGCTTTATGTCTACATCCGATATCAAGGAAGGGTACACGACATCCTATCAAGGCAAGACTTGGTGCGTCAATTTTGTCGAGACGGCTGAAAGCTACTCGTTTGCAAACGAGTGCCTTATAACCACAGTGGTGTAGGAGGTGCGCAGTGGCTGCTACCAATTTCAACCATTTTCCGCAGATAGCTGCGACACTGCACAAGGAGCTGCACAACGTGGTCGGTGAAACGGCAACACACATTGTAACGACGTATGCCACGAACGCGCCAAAGAAAACGGGTTTCATGGCAAGTAGTGGGTATGTGGTCACATCAGAGGGGAGCACCTATGGACAAACTAACGGTTCACCTCCTGGTGACTCGTTTCTCTTACCTGAAGTTGATAAGCCGGGGGATGATTTGACTGCCATTGCAGCAGTAGCAGCGAATTATGCGATATTTCCCGAACTGGGCACGGTGCATCAGCCAGCGCAACCTGCCTGGTATCCGGCGGTGGATGCTGAACGCCCGCTCTTTAATGCGCGACTTGCGGCAATTCCTGGCAAACTCTCGGAGAGTATCAGATGAGTTCAGAAACAGCTCTCGCGTATCAATGGGTGGCTTCCACCATGCAAGCTGACTCGGCACTGATGGCAGCGGCAACAGGTGGCGTATTCCAGGGAACAGCAGACATTGGCACGATTCCACCGTTCGCGAGCTTTGGGCGTCAATCTGGTATCGATGTGACGACCATGAATAAGGTGCGTCTGTGGGCTGAGATATTGCTGCAAATCAAAGCCGTGGGTCCAAATAGTGGCTATGCGGCTCTGGTGACGATAGCCAATCGTATTGACGAGCTTTTCAAGGATAGGCGCAACATTGGCTTATCCAGCGGCGGGATACTTGCGTGCTATCGTGAGCAGGAACTGGCTTATGAGGAGCCGAGGCTCATTAATGGTGCCGCCTGGTCCAACTTGGGCGGATTATATCGCATAGAACTTATGGGAAGTTAAGGAGAAACACTAGCCAATGCAAGTTGAACAGCACCTGCAACATCAGTGGTTATCTGTTTGCCACGCAAACGATATACCCTATATCCCAAGTCAGTCAGATACTTATCACGTCGCTGGTCATTTGCAATATGCCTTGGCTGATTGTGCCAGTATTCTCCATCACATTCCAGGTCTAGATGGTAGTCAGGTAGGTAGAAATCAAGGCGATACGTGCCTACAGGTTTCTCCTTTTCAAAAGATATCCCCAATCGTTCAAGCTCTTTTGCAAGACGTATCTCAAGCTTTGATGATCCTGTACGACGACCTAAAGCTTCACGGGGAATGTTTAGCATTAGCTTTGTTTCAGGAGGTTGCGATTGCCACCATTGACGGCGGATATCAGCACACTTTTTACGAAGTGGTGGCGTCCACTTGGCAAGGCCCCCTTCACTCATTCTTGCAAGCGTGGAGGATGAAAAAATGCGACCTTTAAGTTTCTCTTTCGCGCTTTTACTACCAGCCTCGACCCATGGGCGGGTACGTTTAGCCCTTTCAGATGGATCCAATTTATCCCACATGGCCTTCATTGCGGCACTCTTTTTGGCGTTAGGAACTCGCAGTTTTGCCTGTACATCTGGGTCATGCAATCGTTGTTCAACTTTAGTGCGATATTCTGGGTCTTGCCACAGTTCCTGGCCACGCTCTCTCAGCACGGCTTTATGCTCATCGCTGAGAGGCTTTCTGGGTCGATGCATTCCTTTAATCATATTGGCGCGTTTTACTGGGTCTTGCCAGCGTTCGCGTGTGATTTCACTCTGGCTTTTCTTAGGCTCGTTATTCATTTTCTTGGTTCTCCATCTGGGGATACAGGCGTTTCAGTTCTTCCCATTTCTGTTGATGCTCCTGTATACATTGCTCAATAAACGCGCTTCGGTTATTCGTCTCGGAGTCAATGTACCGAACCACTTCAATGGGAAGCGTGATGTCAATACGTTGCTTCGTGGTATCCTTGCGGGGACGCCCAGGACGACGCTTGGGTTGTTCGCGCACTTCTTAACCTCTTTCTGTATTAACCTTATATCTTTAATATATTATAATGTGGCGTATAATAATTGTCAATAGGGTTTAGTCACGAGTTTTCGTAACTCGTTAGCAGTCTTTTGTATCTTGACCTGAGTCACTTTCGAGAGTGGTTGAGGCCAGGATGATAGGAGTACATAAACCATGGTCTTCACTCCTGAACGAGGTTCGGCCAATCAATCGCTTCAGATTGGTGCAGAGTCCACCAGTGCTTTGGGCGTTGCAGTCGCTGCAAATCGGTCGCTCCGTTGTTTCAACTGGTTGCTTGGTCCGAACGCCGATGTACAGGTAATTGGTGCAGTAGGCCGCAAATATCAACAGACGACCATCGAAAATTCAGAATGGGTTGATCTCACCGTAGACGGGCCTATCGACTACAACGGTATCATCTATCTGCTGGCCTCAGCTATGGGGAGCGCATCACCAGTTGCGCATGGGGCAAGCACGACCGCGAAGGACTGGGTGTATACGCCACCTGTGACCGGCACGATCGTGCCACAGACATACACCATACAGCAAGGTGAAACCGCTACACGAGTCCACCAGGCCGCGTATGGCCTCATCACCGATTTCGGCTACAAAGGGGACCGTAAGGGTGGCTTTACTACATCAGGCAAGGGCATGGCGCAACCGTTACTCGACGGCACTTCCTTTACCAATAGCCCAACAGCCATAGCGCTTGCACCGATGGCCGGTAAGCATGCCAACATCTACCTGGATAGCACCTCGGCAGCTCTCGGAACAACGCAACTACTCAAGGTGCTCAACGTGGACTACTCCTTTGGTGGCATCTACGGGGGTTTCTATCCGATCAATCGGGCCAACTTGGGCTACACCTCACACGTGGATCTGAAGCCAGGCACGACCATCAAGCTCTTGATGGAAGCCGACTCGGTGGGCATGACCGAGCTCTCCTACCTGCAAACGGGCTCGACGCAGTTCATGCGCGTCAATGCTCAGGGACTCATCATCGACAACTTGCAGACGGTGACGATTGGTGGAGGTGCGACAGGCGGAAACTTCACGCTCTCGTATAAGGGGCAGACAACCGCCAACATTGCCTATAGTGCTGGTCTCACCTCAGCAACGGTGAATACGGCATTCCAACTGCTCTCCACGGTAGCCTCAAACTGTACCGTTACTGGCTCCGCAGGCGGTCCCTACATCTTCACCTTCTCGGGGGCGCTGGCCTCGGATATGTCGCCAGTCATCGCTACGAATGTGAGTTTATCCGGTGGCACACCGACCATTACGTCGGTCGCACAAGCCTACAACGTCTTCCAGCACGACATGGCGGTCAAGGTGAGCAAGCCGAATCCATTCCAGGATAGCAATGGCGTGTACGCCATTC